CTTCGACACTTTATAAGGATTTAACCTTCCCAGCCAAATGGCGGTTTGTGGTAATTACATCCACGAATACGTCAAGCCCCACGGCTCGACAATGGTTTTAGTCGTACGGGGTTGCCGGAGATATCCGCGCATAGGCTCTCGCCCATACGTCGGTAAGGTGCCAAGTAATGTGCACCAATCGTCCAGCCCGACGCGTCGTAGGAATCCTTCTATGGATTCACCGGGATAGCGGCGGGATTCTTCCTCACGGAAGTGTCGTCCCCGTGTCGCGGATAGGCATGCAGCCAGAACACCATAGGTTCTCTTATCGAGGACTTCTGGTGCCATAACTACATGCTTTACGACGACTCCCTCCCAAGTTAGACCTGGTAGGGGGTTCTTACGATCGAGACTATAGGAATCATCTCGCATCGGTCCACGAAAAACACGCTCATCTTGAGACACCAGGATTCCAGTGTCTCCTAAAGACGGGCTAACCGGGCAGTTCCACGGATGTGGTACCTGCTCGACCAACCAATCCCAGAGAGGTTTCCAACTAAGCGGACAATACCCATAAACACGCACTAACCACAAACGCAGAGCGTTTGCAGCCGATACGGTCCAAGGCACGTTCGCGTCGTCTTCGGAGTTAACGTAGAACGGGCGTACATTATGCCCGCAGAACCAGTCGGTTCCACAACTCTCGAAAAACTCTCCTGCCAGGAAAGTTTTCCGTCTGTTCGTCTTGAAGCCGACAAACTCCAAGCGGTCGATTAGAGCAGGAGCGTAAGCCGTAGGGACGATGATATCATCACCGTATACGGATATCCGCCAATGCTCCTCTTTCGGCACAACAGTTCGTGCAAGGGCCAGAAACACCGCCGTCTCTAAAGCAAAGGTATAACCATTGCCCATTGACGACATCATCTCTAACCTCACCCACTCGGCTTTTGAGCCAGGAGGCGCCACGTTCATATACTCCGATCGCGCTAGCGACAAGAGCTGCCACCACCGCATCCCTTGCGGGTCTTGGTTGTAGCATAGTGCGTTCCAGACAGCGAGCCGGGCATTTAAGTCCGAAGCCTGCGACAAGTCGATAGTCGCAGAACCCCAAACCATAGCTTTAGACGCGAGAAATTGATTCCGCGTCTGGTCTCGCAAATCGACACCATAGCGCAACAAACGTCGCCGTATCTTCCTGCCAATCCCCAGTTGGATGAAAACATTCCATGTAGGTTCTTTGGCACAGCTACGACGCGCAGTCGCGTTTTTGGAAACAGTGAAATGGCGCGAGCCCTTGACCACCTTGATTGTTCGACCGAAGTCGGCGCTCATATAGGCCGGCATCAGAGACATCAAGAATGGTTGCAGGTTCTCGGTCACTGTGGGGATACAGTCGTATTTATCGCTTGGTACGATCCCCTCACCCTTCACACCAACGGTTGCTCCCTTGCCGTGTTTCGCTAGGTCGACACATTCCTCAATGGTCGCCCGGTCGCACGGTCCAAGGAGCGTGAGCAACTCTCGGCTGTAGTCACCCCACCATTCAGGCAGGGCTCCATACATCCGATCGTTAGTCTCGCGATTCCGTTGCTCGGCGCTTTTAAACTTAGCGCGAGCTTCGTCCTCAAGATCAACCTCCCAAGGGAGGTTAGCACTCTTCCGAAGTACTTCGGCTACTAAATAGTCACCAGCGAAATGCTGGTGATCGTTATAGCGCGAAGGATCTACATGGAGTGCCAGGTATCCTTTGACGTCTCCGGTTTGGAGTAAGTCTCGGGCACCTCGGGCAAAGTCTGTCCCGATTTGATCGCAGAGGCGAAGGTGGAACTCTTGCTCGGAGCGGAATGCTCCGGCTGGGACGCCACCATCACGGCAGGCGAACGGCTTATTGTCGTTTTCGACGTGCATCTCATCTCTCCACTTAACATAGGAGTAGAACTATAAGACCCAAACCCGATCAGCATGATCGAGCACGCGTAATTCAGGACCATTAGTAATACGGGTCCCGATTAGCGACATACCCAGCGATACCAGCTAGAGCCATAAGGTTTTTCACCTCAGTGGCGAAGTGGTTCCGCTCGGTCGTCGGTACGCTTTCGGCGATAACGAACTCACCGGAAAAGCGCATCACGTCGTTTACGACATAGACGCCATCCACAAGGACTTCGTACGGCCGCGCATAAAGCACGGTAATACGGTCCGTCTTCCGGGTACCAGCTGCCAAGCTCATCTTGAGCTCCAGCGAACGGTTCCCGGCCGCAATGTTTGCCGCACGCTCAAGGAACTTAGAGCTTGCGACACTGGCGGACATGGGGTACAGCGTTTTGTTGGCCGGAGTAGCATCAGCTACGACGACATTTGCAATTGCAGGCATGGAAGAGCCTCAATGGTTAGGTGCGTTTCCGCATGGTGACAAGGACCTCGACCGAAGAGAGTAGCTTCTTTAACGCATCAGTTGTCTGAGCGTTGAAGTTATCCCACAACCGAGGGAGTGGCACAGACGATATAACACTCCGCTGCGTGCTATAGTATCTGCGTGTGGCCGCCTGGGAAACATGCCAGGGGGTCGTGTGGTAGGGCACCCTAGTGTCTTTTATTGTGATGTTGTCTCTGGTAGATAAAACTCCAGAGATACGTTCCACGTTAGACATCGCATCTAGGGCGCTCAGGTACGAGCCGACATTAAAAAACCAGTCAAGCATGAAGCTTAACCTGGTGCCGGCCCAAAGTGCCTCGGCCAGATTCCCTGCGGTATAATCTGCAGTATCTGGTTTTAGCCATATATAACATACCGCCCGTTGCGAACGGTGGTAGTCTATACGCGCTTCGCCCCCGTAGGCCCCTGCGACCGTTTTATTGGTCGAGGCCTTAATGGTAACCTGCTCACGGAAGAAGCTAGGTAGGAGGCGGGAATATTGCTCGACGGAATCAAATAGCAAGTTTGCAGTCGGGAGGATCCCGAACTTCAATGCTAGATCGGCACCAACAAGGTCGTTGAACGCTTTTTTGGCGTCTGACTTCTCATCGGTACCGGTTACAAGCCATCGGCCCGCCTTTTTGAGGTGGGTGATCCACATGCGTCGATTCCGTCTATTCCTCCACAGCCATTTGGCTATGTGTTGTGCGCGCCGGAGAATGGTGACAGCATCGCCTACTAGGCGAACGCTCTCTTTCCATTCACCAATGGCGTCTGCGTAGTTAACGCTGTAGCTCTTAATTTTGAGCCGCATCGCTTCACCCCAATCACAAACAGGAGCCACCGGCAGAGCCGGAAAGTTCGGAGTCTGTACCATTTCCTCGTAGCGGTACTTCGTTTTGTACCCGGGGTAGCAGTTTACCTTAGACACTACTACGTGGTTTAACCACATATAGTTCGTGTTTTGGATATACTGTTTTGCCCTAGGTGTCAAAGCACCGATCAGAGTGGTCGGTTTGGGGCGGGACTCACGCTCTAACTTTGAAACGATGGTTTGGTACTTGGTTGCCGTCGCAAAAGATTGACTCAGCACGTTAGTGCAAGGGTTTACTTCACGATAAGCAATTCTGGTACCATAGACCGTCTTTACAGTTGTTGGCATGGATGATGTCCACTTCACAGGATGAGGTTGAAGAAGAGAGAGGGCGGAGCCCCCCTCGGTCTTTTGGTAACGAATCAACACGATCCTTTCCAGGGGAAGGTGTCGAAAATAGCAGAAACCGTTTTTATTCGGCACGCTATGCTCACATCCGTTTCTTTGGGCATTGGATGGTATTGCCGTTCCCAGAGCCGAGTGGGGTTTCCCCT